AAGCGACTGGGGTGAGATCCAGTTGCAAGAGCGGCGGGGGTGACATCCTGCCGCTTTTTAATGCTTTTAACACTGAGAAGGAAATACGACAATGCTGTCGGGCAGTGCCTCCAATGCGCGGCGAATGGTGTCCCAGTCCTTGGGTGACGGCCGCCAGCCGTCTTCGTGCTGCTCAACGAGCGCTAGCGCCTGCTCCTTCAAGCTCGGCGGCTTGGGGCGGCGAACGGCGTGGAGTTCATCAGAAAATTCAGGCTCAATCCAATGTTTGGTTTTCAGCCACTCACAGCACGCCTCCAACTCCTGATCTGCGCCCCATTGGGCGGCGCAGGTGGCAATGTGGCGCTCGTAGGCATTGTTGACGGCAGCGTCTGCAGGGCCGCTCTTTCGCCACTGCTCAACCAGCTCCGGCGGTGGGGTGATGGGATGTTGTTGTGTCATGGGTGTTTAGTGGTAATGACTAGGCGGTGTGCTTTTTCAGAAACTCGACCAGCAAGCGATGCGCTTCACCGGCATCGGCAATGAACTGACCGTTGTAGTGGAAGCCTTCCTCGTCAACACGGATGACTTCCTTGCCACGCTCGCTCAGCGTGATCTCGGAGCGGTATTCTTCTTGGGTCATGGTTTCTAGGGAACTGTGGCCAGGGGCAGGAGGTGCAAACTCGCTGCCCCACCATTATGCCCTAACAGCGATGCAGCGGAATACGGATGAGCTGGAAGAATCTCCCAACCCACCCGATCTGTTCACCGCAATGCTGGCAGCAGTAAGAAACGTGAGGCATAGCAGTGAGTAGGACTACGACGCCTCAAGGGCTGACAAACGAGCTTCCATTGCTTCGATCTGTTCCTTTTGACGCTTGATCAGGTTCAGCAGGTGAGGCACGAAGCGGTCGTAGGCAACGCCTTCCGGCTCGGGATCGCATGGCGTTTCAACTGCAGAACCATTTTCGTCGTAAGTGACTTCACTTGTTTTCCAATGAACAAGGCGAGGATCAATTTCCGCAACTTCCTCTGCAATAAATCCCCACCATCCCCAATCAGGATTGTCTTTGTCGCAAGTTGACCGATACCAAACAGGACGGCAACTCAACAGTGCGTCAGAATAGGCGTCCTCAAGCGTCTCCACATTGGTTTTATACTTACCAGAAGATGTGCTCCTTCTTAGTTCACCACTTGAGAAGATATAGACATTTGCGGCATTTGATGTCGAAAAGTTGTAAATACCGGCAGATATAAATTCGCCATTTTGAGAAAGTCTAAGCCGCTCGACGGGCGATGCGCTTGAGTCGGGACAAGTGGAGAACACTAGACGCCCAGGCATGTCAGATGCGCCGGGTGTTGCATCTACAAAAGCGCGAATAGCAGCAGCCGAACGCGACGCGGAGCCATCTGTGGCTTCAAAAAAGATGTTTCCAATTTCATCGCCACTTTGAACGACGGTATTTGATCCAGCGGTTGTGCCTCTTGATTTCTTCAGAACAAGATAAGAACCATTTGAATCATTGCAGTTTGCAGTGAACGAAACACCTAAATAATTGTTGGTACTTTCAACCGCAAGCAAATTATTGGTTGAAGTGCTAGCTGTGGCAGTAACACTAGACGTGCCAACTAAAAAACGACCACTTGAGTCCCAGCGACCCCATTCAGTAGTTTGGGTGTTAAAACGAATGTATCCACTGCCTCTTGTGTCTAATGTGTTGCCACCATTTTCACTGTAAATTTCAAGAATTCCGCCACTGCCATCTGTAGTTTCAAGGCGGATACCTTCCTGTGCTCCTGATCCTTTGATGTGCAGACCATGATCGATTGCACCAAAGGCAGGAGTAGTGCCAATCCCTACGTTGCCTTGCGCCGTAATTCTCATCCTCTCATAGAGGGTTGAATCAAGGAAAGTTGTGTTGGAGAAAACAATATCAGTAGTGGCACCGGCGCCAGTAACTGCAGCGTCGATAGATGCTCGAACACCTGATGCATTAGCACTGTCATCGTTTCCGTAGAATTGAAGTCTGCCTAAATACCAACCAGCATCTGGGGCTGTGTTTGTGTTCTCAAGTGTCAGGATAGATCCCGCCGACGAATTAACTGCAACATTTAATAATGAGCGTGGGCTACTAGTCCCCAGACCTAAGCGGCCACTGGAGTCAACAAACAACCGCCCAGTGCCATTAGTCGAGATGGCTACGCTGTTGCTGGCTGGTAGATAAACCCCGTTTGACGGTGCGGTGCTGCTGGTGGGGATGAAGCTGGCGGCGGTGCTGGTGCCGGTGGTGGTGACGTTCTGGCTGCCGAAGTCGGGGCTGATCTTGGTGCCGGCGATAGCGGCGCTGGCATTGATGTCGCCATTAACAATCGTGCCATCAGTGATGTTGGCGCTCGTGATCAGAACACTGCTGCCGAGGCCGGTGGCATCCAATACTTTCGTGCCAGCAATCCGATACTCCTTACCGCTGGCGATGTTGACGTGCTCGCTCAACGTCCACGCATCTGTAGCATCCACCCAGTTGATGGTCTTATCGGTAGCACCTTTCAATGTGATGCCACCACCATCAGCAGTCAGGTCTGACGGGCTAGTGACGTTGCCAATAATGATGTTTTTATCCTTAACCAGCAGATCCTGCGTATTGATCGTTGTAGTAGTCCCGTTGACTGTGAGATCACCGGCCAATGTCAGGTTATCTGACCAGCTGACGTTCGTTCCATCAGTAACGATCACCTGATTGGCGGTGCCGTTTGCCAGCTTGCTGACGGCGATTTCAGCCGTGGCGCTGATGTCTGCATCAATGATGGTGCCATCGGCCAACATGGTGCTGGTGACACTGCCTGTGTCGCCCGTGGTGACGACCGTGCCGCTTACATTTGGCAGCGTAATGGTGCGATCAGCCGTAGGGTTGGTGACTGCTAGCGTCGTTTCAAATCCATCAGCAGTGCTGCCTTCAAACGTCAGGCTGCCAGTACTGCCGATCTCGAGGTTGCCCGTGATTGTCAGATTGCCGCTGCCATCTGGAATTGGCAGGTAAGCCAGGCTATTCCATGCGGTGCTGCCGTTGCCAATTTTGAACTTCTTGGTGTCGGTCTCGTAGCCGATCTCACCCGACAGCAGCACCGGGTTCGCAGCCGTCCAATTTGCAGCGGTGTCTTTCCGCTGCGCCATCTGAACGCGGATCGTTGTTGCAGTCATGATTCAGCACCGCCAGCTTCAATGATAAGAGTGGCCGCTACGGCCGGATTTGCAACGTCTGCTTGCAAGATGAATGGCGCAGTGCCGGTCATGGCATAAGAGGTGAAGGATTGCTCAGCGCCAAGTGCTGCCGGTTCACCTGTCAGTGCGTACAACAGGAAATTGCCGATCAGTGCGACTAGCTCGACTGTCATATCGGTGTAAACACCGCGTTGTGTTTCTTCTGGTTTTGCGCCATAGCGATAAAGCGCATCGGCTGGCAGCACAACGGCACTGCCCCAGATAGCAGTCGGCAGTGTGAATGTGCGATGCGATCCAGCGGCATCCACATAGTGATTGCGGATCAGTGTTGCCTGTGACTCGATCAGATTGGTATATGTCAGGATCAACCGATAGTTGCTTTGCCTCAGGCTATGGCGAAACAGCACTGGTGCTCCATTGAGCGTGTCTTCAGTGCTGACATTCAAGCCGCCGAGATCGTAGCTGAAGCTGGCTGGTAGCAGTGAGGGGAAGGCGTTCATACCAGATACGGCGGCAACAGCTGCAGCTCAACCGTAGCGTTGGTAATGTCGCAAGACTGATCGATCTGTGGCGGTGAGAGGTAGCGCCAGAGGTAACCAGAAGGAAACGTGAGATTGGTTGCGACCAGCGTCGTAGCGCTCAGATCAAACGGTTGAAACGTGCCGTGCAAGCTGTAATGACTTACAAGATTGAAAGTATCAGCTGAGCTAAGGCGCGTGAAGCTCATCCGCAGAATATGACCCACGCTTGCGTTGCTATGCCTGACGCTTGCTTGGTAGCCATCCAACACTGAAAGCTCAGTGCTGGCATTAGTACCAGGTGTGTAGGTTCGCGTCGATGGGTTTAGAGCGGGGAAGGTGGCCATGGTTAATCACAAATTGTAGGGACAACCCATTGCGCAGGATTAGGGCCGTCCCATGTCATCGTGTATCCAAAATTGATTTCCTTAAACCCTAAGGTAGTGCTTGCAGGCGTTAATGTAATTTGTGTATTGTTAACAAACGTCAATAAGAATGACGTCGTGATCGGCCCGCAAGATCCGGTCTCCTGTACGAATTGCACATTCTTTACGTTGCTGTAGGTATAGAGATTAAAATTGCCAGCGTAAAGAGTGGTGAACGATGAACATGGGGGATTCGGTGGGAAGCTCGGATCAAAAACAATAAAACTGCCAGCCGTTCGCGAAAGCGTCCACGTACCGCCAACTGTGTTGCCACTAGGCGGCCTTGTGCCGCTAATATTGCCGCCATAAATACCAGCAACTGGCGGACAAATAACAGCAGGGGTTTGATTGAGCTTGCTTGGAGCACCCCACCCTGATGGAGTAGATGGATCTTTGCAGCGACCAGTCGCCACAATGTAGTGATTAGCCTCGCTGGTTGTGATCGAAAGATCATACGATCCGCTGATTGCTTGATTCTGACAAGAAATCTCAGTCTCAACGCCTGTGTTCTTGTTGATCTTCGACCAGCACACCTGGCCAGCACAGCCGAGATCGGATTCTTGGATGCTTAACGTGTCGCCAGATTGCGGTGCGCCTCCTGCGCCAGTAGCACCTGTGATTGGTGCAGCGGGTCTGTCTTTTTCAAGTGAATCAGCAGGATTGCTCCACCCACCCAGTGGTGTTTCACCGCCGCTGGCTTCCCCTGATGGCTGCGATGCATTGGGGCCAATCGGCGGGTTTCCGCCATCTGGCCATGTGGTGTTATCAACAGCTGCGCCACTGGTGCCAGGCGCTTTGATGCTTAATTGTGTTGCCGCCGATGATGGCGTGTCAGCAAAGGCTGGAGAATTAATGCCGCCACCGCCAACCGGCGTATTGTCCGATGATGAATTGTCATCGCATGTGTAGTTGCTGCGGCCTGCTGCAATGACAATGCCAGGGGCTGTGGCTGCTGCCACTTCAAGTGCCACCATGCTCCGGCCCTGTGAATCAATCGGCAGATGAGTTAGATCGAAGACGCAGGCACCGCTAGATGTCTTTTCGATCCGCTCGATCTCATACAGAAAATCGTGATAGTTCAGCGCTGTGGTGGCTGTTTCACGGCGCAGCCTGACGCGAACGATATCGCCAACTGAAAGGATGCTGTTGTAGCTGCTCGGACGCACATTCAATCGAAGCGTGTGCGTGATGTATTTGCGTCGCGCCAGTCGATATGCGCCAACCTTAACGGCGTGTGTTTCGCTTGTGCAGAACGCGCTCAGATCATACTGTTCATAAGGTCCAGCGGTTGCCTCGTTTTCGTACCGTATCTCTGTTGTGCGTGGGAATCCGATATCTGCATCAGGCTGTTGCCGCCACATCATCTGGAGGCAGACAGGCTGGCGATCCGCTAGCGGGATGTATTGAATCTCAAAACCATCTGGCAGCAGATGATCCTCTGTGAACGTAAACTCCCAGCTGATTGCCGTGGTCTTGATTGTGTGATCGCCATTCACAGGCAGCCGTGGCCTGAAAGCAAACTTGCCGTTCGCTTCAGTCAGGCGCAGCAAAAAGTCATTGCTGATCTGCTCTAGCCATTCGTCCAGATTCTGGCTTTCCTGAAACACACCATTGAACAGCAGGCCATTGGTGTTGGTGAAGTTGGCTGCCGCCAGCATTTGCGTTGTATTGATGAGCGTGCTCGGGATCCGTCCCGATTGCGTCATCAGATAAATTGCCAGATCAATGACGTTATTGCTCGGGCCAAGGGTGCTATCAATAATCCTCGTGACCTTCATCCCCTCTCGAACGAAAAGATGCAGCTGATGCTCCCATCGTTCGCTGCCGTCCGGGTAGGTATTGACGCAGCTCATCGTGGTCATATTTTCGTAGCGCCCTGATGTGCCGCAATACACCGGGCATGACCATGGATCCTTGCCGCTCACTGTCGTGACGGCGTTACTTGGCGTCCATGTGCCAGCGCGGCGGTCATAGGTTTGATTCCATGTGCCCTGGCGGCAGGGTCCGACAAAGCAATCTTTAATTGCAATTTGCGGTAGATCGCCCTCACTCAAGACAACCATCGTGCTGACAGTTAGCGCGTTAGTGGTGCCATCGTTTTCGTACCTTGCCTCTGTTGCGCCTGGCGCAACCATTACGCCACCATTGTTTGAGACGCGCCGGCAGAAGACAATCGGCACCGGATCACCGATCTTTATGGCACGTTGCTGAGCAGTCAAATCATCTGCAGCTTCAGCCGCCGCCTCAATCAATGGCGGATTAACCAAACCGCTCTGATGTGCCAGCAGTGCTAACGGATCGGAGATGTTTAGGCTCATATCCGCAGCGGTGACCCGATGAGATAGCTGGTGAACTTACGCGGCGGCACTTGTGCGCCTACTGGTGACAGGCTACTACCAAGCTCCACCTCTAGACTGGTGAATGTGCCAGATACGTCCACCACCTCAGCGGTGTAACTGGCGATCAATGTCTGGCCAGCCTGTGGCGCTGTGTTGTCCAGGCGGCTATCGAACTCATAGATCTTCAGCTCGCAGAACCGGCCATAGCTCAATGCTTGCGTGAACGCTTGCACCACTGAATTAGTTGCCGGAATCGTGATGCTGACCGAACGCCCGCCACTGGCGCCAGATTCAACGATGCCGCCAGCACTGAATGGCATGTATGACCAGCTAGCGCCGTCGAGCGTTACCGTCTGATTCACGTAATAGGTCTGCCACCGCACATAAGTAGTGGTCGCGTCAAAGATTCGCAGGTATTGACTTTGGGCTCTATTGCTCATCAGTAGGCTCCCTGATAGCGACGGCCGCCATAGCTGCGCGAGTTACGGAAGATCTGCGCGCTGAAATCTTGCAATGCGCCCTCAAGATCACCGATGGTCACATAGCGCTGGCCATCCTGTTGCAGCACCGGGCCGGTTGTGATTTGAACAGTGGTATTCGCAGCGCCGCCACCACCCATGCCGCCAACAACGCCGCCCTCTGCAAAGGCAGGGATGACGCTGCGACCACGCAATCCGCCGAGATAATTGGCCGCGGCCTTAGCCATCTTGTGCTCTGGGATGATGTATTCCGGGCCGGCCTCGCCAACCATGGCCAAGGTCGGGCCTGAGACCATGCCACCTGCTGCAAATGCAGGCACTGAGACTGTCGGCACCAATGGCAGATCCGGTGCAGGCAAACGGTTGTAGGCGGCAATCAATGAATTAACAAGCCCGATGGCCTTGTTGATACCACCAAAGATCGAGCTAAGGATGCCATTGAAAATGGATTTAACAGCTCCAGCAGCGGTTTGAAAAGGTGCTGTGAAGAACTTGCCGATATTGCTGAATGCCGATTGGATGCCTTTTACCAGACCGGCTATCCAATTAGCAACGGGTTTGATGAAGGTGCTGTAGAACGCCTTAGCGGCAGTAGAGATAACTTGACCTATGGCCTGGAAAGCTTTGCCGATGTTGTCTCTGAATGCATAGATCGCGATGCCAGCGGCAACGGCAAGCGCAACCCAGCCAACAGGGCCAGTGAAGACTCCGATCAGAATCTGCCCAAGCGTGCCAAGGCCTGCAACCAACGGGCCAATCGCACCAGCCCAGCCGGCAATCACAGCCGGAATTCCCGCCAAAATGGGTACAAGAATGCCAACGCCAGTTGTTATCGCTGTGATAACAGGAGCTAACGCACCAATGGCAAGCACTAATCCTGCAAATACTAAGATCACAGACTGAAGTGGCTGCGGCAGCTTTGAAAATTCTGTAATCAGATAAGCCAGTCCCTCTGCCAACTTCGTAATCGTCGGCAACAATGCCGTGACTGCTTCATTGAATGGCCCGGCCAATGCAATGCCGATTGAGTTGATCGTATCGTTGAATTTGTCTGACGCCTGTGCAAGTTCAGTGCTCACCGTGGCGCTGTATTTACTAAGTGCTTCGCTACCTTGATTCAGCAAGGGGATCAGGTTTACACCACTCTTGCCGAATAGTTCCTGTGCTAGTGCTGCTTTCTGTGCGCCGTCAGGAAGTTTGGCAAACACATCAGATATTTGCAGCATGATCTGGTCAAGGCTATTCACCTTGCCTTGTGCATCAACCGCGCTAATGCCAACGCCAGCCAAGGCCTTAGAAGCACTCGATGCAGGATCAACAACGCCCTTGGCCAATCGGCTCATCGCTTTGCCGACTTCCTCAACCGAGCTGCCGCTGTCATTGGCAGCAGCGCCAAACTTGCTCAAAGCTTCAACGCCAACACCAGTGCGTTGGCTGAGATCGTTCAGATTGTCTGCAGCATCGATTGAGCGCTTTGCAAGAGCCGTCAGTCCAGCAATACCAGCGGCTGGCACCAATCCGCCCAGTGCTCCACCAATTCCACCAGCAACACCACGCAAGCGCCCGAACGAACCGGCCAATCCATCCGCCTTGCTCGCTGCACCGCCAAGGGATCGGCTTAAACCATCGATCTGATTGGCGCCATCAACCTTTGCCCTGATCGTCAGCGCAGTGGTCATGTCAAGCGCCATGTCTTAATCCTTGCGGCTGTTGACGATCTCTATCACTTTAGCCTCGATCACCTGGAGGTCCTCAAGCATCATGCGCTGATCGTCGATCCGATAGAGATCCATGAGCCAACGCACAGCAAGATAGTCCAGTCCAATGATGCCTGATGCGCCGCCGCGCCATTGAGTCTGCACCCTGAGGAACAGCTCAACAACAGGCCACGCATCGTCGATCACCTCATAGTCTTCGCTGCGTTCGTCAAGGTCTGGCAGCACCAAACCAAACGCAGCCGCATCATCCTGCGTTTCATCAATCGTTGCGCCGCTGGCCCAATACTCAGCGGCGCCGATCAGTTTTTTCTCTTCTGCTCAACCAGCGATTCAAAATAAGCGCCGATCAATGCGCCAGCCACCATCGGCACATCCAACAACTGTGCCTTAGCAGCTTCGCTGAATGACACCTCATCACCATCACCATCCACCACGCCAGACCATCCGACAAGAATCTCATCGGCAATGCTCTGATCTGTAACGCCGTTGTCGAGATCCTCGCCCTTCTCCGCCGCCTTCATGCGCTGCTGGACTAACACCTGAATCTCATTGATCCGGCTTTGTGGCAACCGCTTGAATACGGCATCAAAGCTGGCTTTCTCACGCTTACCGCCATCAGCTGGCAAGCGGAGTACCACCGGCCAGCTGTAGCTCTGCGATTGACTGAGAACAAACGCCACGCGATCAGGTGTAGACGAGACTCAGCTCATCATTGCCTGAACTGGTCGGAACCGCAATAAAGGGCATGTTCAGCATCTGGATTCCGTCCTGATCGCTGTAGGTCAGGTTGCCCAGGTCAGATTGCGCAGTGGTCATCGTGACGATGTTGCCTGCCGTTTGACCGTGCTGGAAGGTGATGCTGCCAGTGCTGCTGCCAGTGGCCGCGGCGAAGAAATCCTTAGCCGTGATGGTAGGCGCCTCAATGACCACCGTGCCATTGGGGGCGCGGTTTGTGATCAGGATCTCCTTGGTGCAGCCGACCAATTCGCGGTAGATCACATCATTGGCGATGTTGAAGTTGTAGCTCATTAGGCAACCGCTGTAGCTGAACGCGCTGAATGCAGTGGTGTTGCCTTCCTTGAAGATGACGGGCGTTGCCTGATCGTTGTAGGTAGGCGTCGGCAGCGCTGTGTCAGTGGGTGCGTTGTAGATACCGGTCATCGTAAAGCTGATCACCGGGATCTGACCGACCTCGCAGTTCATCTCAAACGTGCCGCGGCAGCCGGTCACCTTATGGCGGATGCCATCTTGGTGGTAGTAGAGCGTGCAGCTCTCGAAACCGCTGCTCTCAGGTGCATAGGTAACGCTGGCGCCAGCGCTTACTGTTTCTTGAAGGCCGCAGCTGCGGAGCACCACGCCATAGGCGGGGGCAGTACCTGCAGTGCCAGATCCTGCTAGCTCAACCTCAAAGCTCACCTCTACGCGGGTTTGGCTGAGCAGCTGATCAGACTGGCCGAGGTAAGGCCGGACTAACTCGCGGTTTACGGTGTCGGCAACCAAGGGTTGAATCTCAAGGTTGCGCACCAAGACGGCATCACTACCTGCCGGCGTTGAATCCGTGCCGTAGGTGCTTTCGATCTTGGCGAGGATCAGGCGCCGCCGAGTCAGTACAGATGCCATTGGTGGCTCCCAGTAAGTAAATCAACGGGCGCCGAGGCCCTGCTCATTCCCTACTCTAGCGGCAATGTCAGGCGCTCAAATTGGCAACTTGCGTGCGATAGCGCACCACGTAATCGCAGCTGATGACGCCAGCAGGTTGATCGGCCTCAACCATCTCAAAGTTCACCAAGCTTGGCTGTATGTCATACGCTCTGCCGCCTAGCGTCAGGTCTGACATCAGCTTGCTGTGTAGCGATTCGATGGTTGGATCAGCCAGCTGGTCGGGGATGTTCCCTCTAACAATCACGGCAATGCGAACCGTGAGGCTCCAGTCCAGTGTTGGCAAGCTGGTGTTTTGCTGCGCCTGATCAGTGATTGGCTCAATCACAATCGCAGGGCTTTCCCCGCGAGCAAGCGGCTCAACTCTGCTGCGATAGATGCGCGTGCTAACGCCCGTGGTGCCGGCCAGCGTGGTGGCGATCTGCGCCAGGATTGACTCGCGCTTGGTTGTCATGCCGAGGCCACCTGAATCACTGTGCAAATGATGCCCGGAATGCTGGGGTGAGCAAACGGGCTAGTGGCTGCACTTTCTGCGTGAATGTAGGCGGCAGCATTGCTGGTAGCCCACATCAATTCGATGTAGTCCTTTGCCTGAAGCTTGAGCACAAAGTTCACCGTGCCAATCACGTTGCCAGGAGTGCCGCCATGGCTAGCAATAATGCTGAACTTGCTATCGCTTGCAGGCACATCACCTGAAGCCCCGCTGTCGTTCTTGCGCAGCCAGACATTCACGTCGTGAATCTGCTCTCCTGTATTGCTGAACTGGATTGAGAAGGTAAAGCTATAGACGCCAGTATGATCGACCGTGATACGCGACTGGCTGGCAATATTGATACCGCGATTGCTGCTATCAGCAGAACGCAGCAGTATTGCAGTCGGAATGTTCGCCGTCGCTGTTTGTGATGTCAGATCCCAGAAGCTCGCCCAGTAACCAGATCCGGCGAAGTACGGCAACTGATTCCATGCCGTCTTGCCATCACCAATCTTCAGATTATTGTCAGTGCTTTCAAGGCCAGGTTCTCCTGCCATCAGCACAGGATTGAGCGCTGTCCACTGGCTTTTGGTGTTGACCTTGATTGGACCGCTCATGTCTTTTGCAGCCCGAGCTGCACGAATTTGCCATCGTCAACGAGCATTACCTCGCGCACCGTATAGGCGACGCTATCAACAGTGATAGAACTGCCACGGCCAAGGCTGCCGAAATCGGATGCCTTTGCGGTCAATGTGTAGTCAGTGCTTAGCACCATGCCGTCCGCCACGATCTGACTCGGCATATCAAGGATGCCCTTTGCAGTAACGGCGCCAGCTGTGCAGCTGACGCCGAAATCTGCCAGGAAGATATCGAGATCTTCCGTGAACGCCATCAGCTGTACTTCTTAGAGCCGAGAGCAACCACCGAAACAGCTCCGGTGCCAGTGCCGCCGGTCACAGTGAAAAGCACGCGAACGTAACGACGAAGATCGTTGCTGTTCAGGTAGATCTTTTCTTGGAATGCGGTATTGGCAGCAGCAGCAGTAAAGCCGCCGCCGGTCACGTCGACGAAATCGCCAGAGGTGGTTGTGTTGCTGTGCTGGATCTTGGCAGTCAGGGTGACGCCAGAGCCGGCAGCGGCAGCATCGATGATGAAGGCAATATCGCCCTCATAATCCACCAGGTCAACGTTGGCGGGGGTGCCGGCACCAGTGGAAGCAACCACTGCGTTGTTGTGCAGCTCGAGCAGATCGGTTTTCGATCCGAGGTTGTGGATGGTCATTGGGTAGATCTCCTGCGCTTAGGCGCTGATTTAGGGGTGG